ACGACTTCAGTGTATTCACCGTTGTCATAAGCGGCCATGTAGTGAGCAAGGCAGCGAAGCTCCAAGGCGTCAGCGTCACAGCCCACAAGCTTCCATCCCTTACGTGGGACGAACAACTCACGGAAGCGTTCCCCGTAAGGAGAACGGTTGGCAGGGACCTGGGCCATGTTGGGCTTGCGATGCGTCATGCGTCCGGTAACAGCACCGTTGGTGATCACCTCACCATGGATGCGTCCGTTACGCTCACGCTTCATCAGCCCTTCACCGCCTTCAGCCAACTGACCGAGACGCTTCTGGATCAGGAAGTACTCAGCCAGTAGCTTGGCCTCAGGGTAGTCGAGGGACGCAAGAACGTCATCGTCTACCTTAGCCTCACCACTGTCAGTGAACTCCTTTGGTTCCCAGCCATGCTTCTCCTTGAGGACCTTGGCGATGTGGTGTCTAGAGGATGGATTGAACTCCACCGTCTGGGCCTTGTAGGTAAGCTGGCCCTTCACATAACCGCGTGTCTTGTTGTTCGTCTTGGGGACGAAGGGGGTCTTCACTTCCCACGGCGGGAACATAGTCATCAACTGCTTCTCAAGCTCGATGCGTTTGACGAGAAGCTCCTGATGCAACTGCCCTGCCTTCTGCATGTCGAAACCAAAGCCGTTCTGTTCCTGACGGAAGATGACCTCAGCGACACGATGCTCAAGCTCGATGCAGTAGTCAGAGTATCCGTGTTGCTCCTTCCGCTCCATCAGCTTGTGGTACAGCTTGGCGGTAACCTCGATGTCCTGTTCGCAGTAGTCCTGCATCTCCTGCGACCACTCAGCCCATCCACCCTTGTAGTCACCCTTGTACTCACCGATGCGGTAGCCGAAGGCTTCCAGTGAGTAGCGACCAATGAGCTTCTTGGGGAGCTGTCCCTTCTCAGCGAGACCGTAGTCCATCTTCGCAATCTCAGGGAAGATGAGACGGGCAAGGATCAGGGTATCCATCAGCTTGGCCTTGGGCTTGAACCAAGGGTACACCTTCTGGATAGCGGGGATGTCGAACTTGAGGATGTTGTGGCCGATGAGGACATCAGCCTTCATCAACAGCTTTACACCAGGATCGATGCTGTGGGGGTTACATGAGAGTACCTCTCCAGTGTCGAGGTCCTTAATCACCAGACAGTGGATGCGGTCCAGTTCATCGAGGAGACCATTGGTCTCAATGTCGAATACGAGTGTTGTCATTACGATCTCCCTTAGAGAAAGAAAAAGGGACCCGAAGGCCCCAGTTGTTGATTTAATGTGGCGACCCGCGATCAGATAGTAGCCTTCGCGTACCTCCTGATCTTCCCCTGTTGCCTGTTACGGCTGGCCTATCCCTCACTGCCACTATTGTCACCGATACAATACCCATCCCACTTACTATCGCAGGACAGGTCCATACATGGGTGAAGCAACAGCAAGCAGCTAGTCACCACAGCGACTAGTGTTACTAGGATGTGCGTCTCCTTCTAGTTGTTCATCAGTGCGGGCCAACTAACAGGGAACGGTGATCTTACTCATCGTCCTCCTTATCGTGTTCAGCGATTGCCTGTTCAGCAGCGGTGCGGAGTACTGACATCAAACCAATCCGCATGAACTGGTACATGGTGTCATCGTCCATCTCGAAAAGGATACGACAGCCACCATCAGCAGTGTCGTGGATAGAGACTACTTCTATTCGCATGTCTTCTTCCCTGTCTCCTTGTCAATGTAACAAGCTGCACCCTCACCTTCCTGAGGTGCAGCGTTGAGGATACCCATACGCTTACCAGCAGCACGGAACGTGGTTGCTCCTTTGCAGCCACCCTTCCATGCCCTCATGTAAACGTCCTTGAACTCGTCGAAGGTTACGTTGTCACCGACATTACAAGTCTTGCTGACTGCGCTGTCGATCCACTCAGACACAGCAATGAGTGTGTCCACGTGTTCGGTTACGCTGCACTGGTCGGCGGTTCGACCACGAACACCGAATACGCGCACCCCATAGTCATCAACTCGTTCAACGCGGGGTCCTTCGTATGTCTGGATTGTTCGGTCGAACCCGTAGCTGAACACTGGTTCGATACCGGACGAGACATTGTCGGCAGCGAGGGAAATAGTTCCAGTTGGAGCGATGGAGGTGAGGTGGGAGTTTCGGATACCGTGTTCTTCGATTGCATCTTTCACATCCTGATCAAGCTTCTCGATGAAGGAGCCAGCGAGGTACAGGCTCTTGTCGAACAGCGGGAATGGTCCCTTCTCCTTCGACAACATAGTGGAAGCCCTGTAGACCTCATTGGTGAAGTAGCGGGTCAACGTAGACAGGTACTTGATGAACTCCGGGGAGCCGTACTGGTAGCCGAGAGCTTCCAGAGCGTTGGCAACTCCGGTGAACCCAAGGCCCATCCTTCGCTTCGCCTTAGCTTCCTCATACTGTTCAGTAAGAGGATACAGCGCACGATCCACGATGTTGTCCATAGCGCGGACCACAACAGGGATGTCCTTGTCGAACTGTTCAAAGTCGAAGTAGTACACTGGTTCACTGAGCGAGGTGTGTTCAGCAACCTTGATGTATTTCACCAGATTGAAACTCCCAAGCAGACACGCACCGTTGGGAGGTAGTGGTTGTTCTGCACCAATCTAGATCACCGATTTGCAGTGTATGATCTAGATGTGGACTGTCGCATCTACGGGCAGTAGACGGCTTTAGTTTGTTAGTTGGTTTGTGTGGTTGAGATAGTCTTTTTCGAGGTAAGTCTTGAGCGCGTGACAGTTCTTACAGAGAACCTGACACTTCCGCATCTCCTCTTTGATCCTTGCTAGGCTCCAAGAAGGTTCAATCGCTCGACTGTTCGATTTGATCTGTCTGTTCCGTTTGTCCTGCGGGTTGACATGATCTAAGTCGTACTGGACTGGATGTAGGTGTTTAACCCCACACGACACACACCCCTTCATTGTCTTATATCGGGACATGAAAGCTCTGGTGTATCGTCTGTGCTTGCGTAAGCGATCCAACGTACAAGTTTTACAAGTGTGTTGTGGACCGATACGATTACCGCCTCTGAAGGCGAACTGATCCTGTGTAAGATGCTTCTTACAACAGGGGCATTCTTTTGTTTCTATTGTACATACTCCAGATAGGAGCCGTACTGCCCGTAGCCTCTCCGCTCAGTCTCTCACGCTGGCATTACCCTTGCGCCCTGTCGTTCCTGCAAGAACTTCCAAGTCAATCAGGAGAGGTTTTAAATCCGCATGTGTGGTGAAGTGTTCTCTTACGGATTGGTGGCTGCGATGTCTTCGCAGTACCACAGGTTATTCATCTCGTTGATGCGGTCGATGAACAGAACTCCCGGCTCAGCCCAGTCCCAAGTGGAGCGCATGATCTCGTTCCACAGGTTCAGAGCGTTGATGGTCCGGTACTTCTTTCCGTTCCACACCAGGTCGAAGCCCTCGTTCTTCTCAACAGCTTCCATGAAGGCATCAGTGATACCGATGCTCACGTTGAAGTTGGTGAGATGATTTGTATTCTGCTTAGCTCTGATGAACTCCTCAATGTCAGGATGGTCCACCCGCAGCACACCCATCTGTGCCCCTCGCCTGTGTCCAGCGGATGCCACTGTCCCACACACTGCGTCAAATATCCGCATGAACGACACCGGACCCGAAGCGGGGGAGCCAGTCTTTGCGATAATGTCTCCACGCGGGCGGATGGTTGAGAAGTCATAGCCAATACCACCTCCAAGTCTCATCGTCTCAGCAGCAAACTTAGCTACGTCCATGATACCAGACATACTGTCAGGGATCGTCGGAGACACGAAGCAGTTAAACGGAGTTACTTGTCGAGCGGCACCGACAGCAGCTTGGATACGACCAGCCGGAAGAAATCGCTGATCAAGTAGGATGTCACGAATAGCATGGAAGTGCTCGTCACTATCCTTCATACCGTCAGCGATACGAGTACACTTGTCACGGTGGACCTCGCCTTCCTGACGATACTTCATCGTGTCGATTTCGATAGAGATTGGGAGGGTGGGACCCTGCATTCTTATATCCTTATGGAAGAGTGGTGTTCTTTTGTTCCTGCACCAGCCTCGCCAGCCATCCATTGATGCCAGCGAGAACGGGGCCTGTGATGAGAAGAGGACGTCCAAGATCAGCGTGTTCAAGCATGATCGAAGGATGCCCATTGTAGTCGCAGCGGGTGAACTTGCACCCGCCGCTGCCATCTATGAGGACAGGAGTGTCTCTCTTAGAATGGACTATCGGTATCTCCTTGTCCCGCATGTGGGACCTCCTTTGTAAACGGATCATCGAGCGCCTCAGTCAAGCGGCCACTCTCCTGATCGTAGATCAACCATCCGGCGAGACCAGTCTCACCAGTGTATCTGTTCTTCAAGACACGAAGGACGTTCACGTTCTTAAACCGCTCGTCCTGTTGGTTACGCTCCACACCAACGACAAGGTCAGCAAGTTGAGCGATGGCATGAGAACCACGAAGTTGAGCGAGGGAAGTCTGCGCCCCTTCCTCATGTCCCTTGTCGCCACTAGGGCGCTTGAGGTGGGACACAATGTGGAGGACGATCCTTGTCTCCATCGCCACAGTCTTAAGCTTGGTCATCAGGTTGTCGAGCATTCGACGCTCGTCACCGTCTTCCTCACCGGAGATCACAATAGAGATATGATCAAGGACAACCATAGTACAGCCGCAACTGACAGCAAGATACCGTATACGGGAGATGATGTTATCGATATCAGTACTACCAAAGTGATCATAAAGATAAACGCGGCCAGTTCCCAACGTGAGATCATACGCAAGCTTCTTCTCCTCTGCGGTTGTCTGCTTCCAATACTTCCTCAGACGCTTGCTGATGGACAGCCCCATCAGATCACGCGCTGCCATCTTCACGCTTTCCTCAAGCCTGATGATGCCGACTGTGTCACCGTTCTGGATCATGCTCCATTCGATCTCACGCACCATAGCTGACTTGCCGATGCCTGATCCCGCAGTCCACACGATTACCTCGCCGGGGCGGAAACCGAGTGTCATCTCCTGTAGCTTCTGCCAAGGGTAGTGATGAGCGAACTCCTCATCATCCTCGAACACCAAGTCCTCGATGTCCTTGCCATTGAGGATACCGTCAGGACGATAGGTCTTCGCATCATAGATGGCGTTGATAAGTTCCTTGTCTCTGTCAGCAACGTACATGTCGCTGGCGTCCTTCAAGGGAAGGCTGACAATCTTGGCCTTACCGGGAGGGAGCATAGACGCTACTTCAGCAGCGGCCTTGCGTCCTGGTTCGTCCATGTCGAAGCAGACTACCACCTCCTCGTAAGAGGTGAGCCACTCATATGCCTTCTTGATATCGTTCCTTGCACCCTGTGCGCCACTGATCAGGGACACTACAGGGTAGCGATTACCAAACGCCTGACTGACAGTGAGACAGTCGATCTCACCCTCAGTGATAATCACCTTCTTGCCGCCATCACGGAAGAGGTGTTGCCCAAAGAGTAGAGCGTTGGACTTGTCACCAAACCAAGGGAAGCTCTTGTCCTTGGTACGGACATGTTGAGCTACGATGGTTCCTTCAGCGTCACGGTAGTGGGCAATCTGTACAGGCTGACCTGACAGTTCACCGATGGTGTAGTTGTACTTCTCACATGTAGCTTGGGTGATCTTCCTCTTGGCGAGAGGCTTGTGATCTCCAGCGTCGATAAGGTTCTTCACTCGTCTCTCCTTGGGTTGATCGACTTCACCATCTCCCCGCTCCCGGTAGCCACAGCCGAAACACCAGCCGTGACCATCCGAGTAGCGGGCGAGGTTGTCGCGTGAACCACAAGAGGGACAAGCTTCCTTCCTGATGAAGGTGCTGTCGCTCTCGTTGGTCATTAGTTCACCGCGTCGAGGGCGTAGACATCTTCCACGGTGTCATTGAAGATGCTGATCAGCGTATCCTTTGGAACACCGATACCACGTGCAATCACAGCAGAGGCAGTGATGGTGGCAGTAAGTGCCTCAGCGGGATCAGCATCAAGGCCCTTGAAGATGTCAAAGAGGAGGTTGGTATAAGAGAGGGACTGTTCAGCCTTGTCTTCGAGATTGTTATCCATTGTGTGTCCTTATCAGTTAACTACGGGGGTGTCGGAGTTGTATACAATCTCAGCGATGCGGTCTGTCGCAGCACTGAAGACCTCCAGCGGGATACCAGAGGACCTGTTGAGGATGGCGTTAGCCATTGCAGTCGCTGAGAGTACCTCCTCCAAAGTCAGGCCAGCACCTACTGCTGTACTAAGGATTTCCTCTGCGCGTTCACGAACCCTCTCCACACGATCTTTCTTCAACGGTTATCTCCTGATCCAGTGATGACCTTCCGCTTCGCACGGTCAGCCAGTTTGTCGATGTTCATCTGAGCGATGTCGGCCAGCGGCATCTCAAGCTCATCAGCGATCATGGCGATGTACCAAAGGACATCACCAATCTCAGCGGCAAGCTTCTCCTTGGCAGGGTGAGACAGGCGTCCGTGATTGTAAGGGTTGCGGTACTTCTCGTCGCCCCTGTGGAACCGCTTCATGACCCCGGCCACCTCGCCAGCTTCCTCAGTGAGGCCGTGAACGAAGTGGTCGAGGCTGTTACCCATCGCAGTCTTGCGGGCCGCAGTCTGGTAGTCGTTCATGTGCATCAGATTGCGTGTCCCTTATCACCGACAGTCAGGCACAATGCGTTCCAGTCCTTGATCTCACCGGACCCCTTCGCTTCCTCCATCATCTGGACGAAGGCTTGCTTATTGGTCTCGCAGTTGGGAACAGGCATGGCTTCCATCTGGAGTTCACCAGTGGAGGTGACGATGGAGATGACGAGGAAATAGAGCGGTCCCATTAGAGTTCCTCCGTGTTCAGTTCGTAGCGGGCGTAACGCTGACCAGTCGCATCCTTCTTGAGGACAGAGCTGATCGGCACACCAAGTTCCTTGAGATCAGCGATGCGGCGCGGTAGGGCGCGGCAACGATAGAGGGCCTGGGCCTCGACGTTGGTGATCGATCCCTTGTTCAGAAGGTGATCGAAGATCAGGTCGAGCATGGGCTTCTTGTTGAGGGTCTTCATTAGGCATGTCCTCTCATAAGGTCCGCAAACGCGGTGCCAGTTGCTTTCTCGATTGCTTGGATTGCGCGAGGATCAGAGGGTTCAGCTATCCAGTCCTTAGGGACCAGCCTAGCTGCGAAAAGAAACCCGTAGTCCTCACACCACTTGGCGTAAGTGGTCTTGCTTGTCTTGCTGATACGTTGGTTAGGGTTTGAGAAGACGAAGCGAACGTCGAGGTCTGGATACTCAGCCGCGATGTGCTTGTGCTTCTGCCTATCAGCAGTCACGAACCTCCCCTTGGTCTCGATGATGATACCGTTGGGAAGGATGAAGTCAGCACAGTAGCTCCTCGTCTTGAGCGGAGGAGTGTATCTGATCTTCGCACCCTCGTAGATGATAGGGACGGATAGGCTGCGGAGTTGATCCGCAACCTTATCCTCTAGTCCACTACGGTAGCCTTCGATCAGACCTCGCTGATCAGAAGTCTTCTTCGCCATCATCTTCAGATGTGGTGTCAAAGCCTTCCTTGGCAGCAGGAGCCATGCTCTCGTCGTACTCGAAGCCTTCCTCCTTGCTGAAGCCGTAACCCTCAGCGTTACCACCATCACCGGAGCGAAGCTCGATGATCTGGACAGCGTTGAGGTAGAGGCCAACACCAGCGGTGCCAGTACCGACGATGAAGTAGGGAGCAGCTTCAAACGAAGCCTTACCTACAGTGCCACCCCAGATCGACGGCGGGTTCTTGATGACCTGTCCCTTGGCGTCAAAGATGGTGGGCTTGCGAGACCACGGCTTGCCAGTCTTCCTGTTCTTGCCTGACGCTGTCATCTTGATCTTGAAGATGATGTTACCAGTCGGCTCCTCAGTCTCCTTGTCGAACTCCTCAGTGTACAACTGGTTCACCGACAGTTCCTTCAGCTTCTTGCGCTGCTGAACGGAGAGCTGATCGAACTTGGCCTGACCTTCCTCAACTGCCTTATCATGGACAGGCTTGAGCTTCTGGATCAGGGGCCGCGCTTCCTCAGCGGAGAGGATAAGCTGGACAGAGTATTCACCCTGCGGCTTGGGGTAGTTGTCGTTACCGAAGTCCGGCTCATTCAGACGGGGGTAACGGAAGGTGGCCTTGGGAGAAACAACCTTGGTGGTTTCACGCTTCTGCATCTTGTCAGTCATTCAATGTTCTCACTAGTGGGAGTTAATGGTCAAAGGTAGAGAGGTCGATCCCGGCCTCAGCCAGTTCGATCATCAGGTCCAGAGGGAGAGGCTCACCATCAGCGATGTATTCCTCAGCCCTCTCGATCAGCAGTTCAAGATAGTACCGCATCGTTCACAAGCTCCTTCTCAATGTACATGCGTGCAGCGTTGAATTGGTCCTTCGCTACGATCTTCTCGCTGTTGATCATGTTAGAGATCGTGGAGAGGGCGGTGCCAGGATGGACACCGTACACACCACACAGCATGAGGAAGAAGGCAGCGGCCCCGAGTACCTGTTCCTCAGGGTGGAACCTCTGGACCGCATCAGTGACAGCCATGCAGCACCGAGAGGTTTCGAGGGAGGAAGCGTTGGTTAGTTTGTCAATCATGCTTGAAGTATCCATCCTTCTTGAGCGCACCGACGATGATGCCACGTACCTTCCTGTCCTCCCCCTTGGTGAGGGAGGATCGGTCGATCTTCGTGCCATCTACCTCGATGGAGTTGCTTGCAGCACCCATGCGGATCGTGATGTGGGCCATTGGTGATCTCCTGTGAATGTTGGGTAGGGCTAATATGGGGGAGAAGTTCCCATAAATGGGACTATCATGCGAAAAAGAAAGAGCTTTCCAGCACTCCGTTGATGTCCAGCTTCCCTTTATCAGGGACAGGCGGGAGGTTCTTCGCCACGCGAGGACCAATGGCATCAGCCACCCGTTCCCTCAGTTCCTCCAGCACATCATGGTCCGTGTACATCTGGACGAAACTGGTGCGGATACAGGCACCGAGCATGTCCATGTCACAGGCCAAGGTTCCGAAGCTATCGTGGACCACAGAGAAGGAAGTGATCCCCTGATCGAGGGCGAGGTTCACCATCCCAACCAGTGCCGCAGCGTCAAGGCTGTGGACGAAGTTTGGAGGCAGCCCTTGACCAGAGCGCCTTCCATCCACGGTGTCCAGTTTGGGTTCGTAGGAGGCATAGTGAACCCGCTTCCCCATAACCAGAACATCAGTCCTCCCCATCTTCATATCGAAGTACTGTTGCAGCACAGGCCACCCTGACGGGGTCACCCATGACACATGCTCCTTCTTCTTGGACATGACAGAGGCAAGCTTGCGGAGGTATGCCATCCCCTCCTTGGCTGCCACAACCACATCACCAATGCTGTTCCATACCAACATGGCAATCTGATCCTCACGCTCCTTGTCGAACGAATGTCCACCCTCGCGGAGAGCGGCGCGGACATAGTCCTTGCAGGATGCGAACGTCCCACCATAGGGAAGCACCATGACAGGACGCTTGGCAACGCTGCGGGTCACGATCCCCTTGAGAGTGGGGTCTTTCGCCACGGTGACGTTAGCGACACGGCCATAGATGTCCTGCGGTGTGTCCATAGGTACAAGGTTGGTAGCCTCGCCACCGATGGGATCACGGAGCATGGCGCTGTAGTGCTGAAGTCCGTTACAGCTACCATCCACGGAGATGGGGAGGTGGGTCACGAATTCCACTCCTTCCTCCATGTACCCTGCCCACTCATAGCAAGCGGCAAGGAACAGCCAAGGCTGGTCGGCCTCGATCCACCAGCGATTGCTCAGTGGGTCTTCAGAAACCTGGCGGATGCTCTCCTGATTATCGATGGTCCAGTTGATGCGTTCCGCCAGCGAGACCTTATCCACCCCAAACGTGTTCGCCACATGGATGGCAAGCCATGCCACCCCTGCTTCACCGATGGGCCTACCTTCAGCGAACTTCAGCAGTCCCTTCTGGTAGTCCGTACCTTGAGGGTTAGGACCAGCGCCTTGGGCATACAGGCGACCACGGAAGTCACACTGATACACATAGTACACTGTCTTGTCCTTGAACTCCTCAGCAACATCGATGGTGCGCTTGAGGTTCAGCCTACGGGATACCTGCTTGACACGCTTGATGTGTACCTCTCTGGTCTGACGCTTCCACTCCTTCAGTACGTCAGGGTCAGTGTCCATGTTGGGAAGACGGGGAGGTAGCTCCACATCCTTGATCACAGGGAGGATGTCCCAGTCCAGCCCCTTATCCCAGAGATACTGCATCACCTTCAGCACAGGCTGGTTGATCTGCCACCCAGTGGACTGGACAGCATTGATGGCGCGGTAGACAGCGGGCATGTCTGCCTTCTCCAGCAGCTTCAGCCTGTCCTTCTTGTGGAAGGCAGTGAGGATGTTGTACTTCTCCCTCATCTGTTCAGTGTGGTACCCACCATTGTACGGAGTGGACCACGGCAGGGGCTTCTCAATGCAGGGAAGGACCACAGGCTTGGTCTCCTCCATGATGTCGGTGGTCTGCTCAATCCATTCCAAGGTGCGTTCTGAGAGGGTGAGGTGGTACTCCACACCGCGAGACCCATCACGCTCGATGATACCTCCACAATCCAGCAAACACTGGATCACAACATAGCCCACAGAAACCTTCATCTGGTGGCTCCAGTGGTTCCACTTGTCATCCTTGTTTTCCATTGTGTGGACAACCACTGCACGGATGGTGGCGAGATTGTTGGTGTGCTGCTTCTTCTTCTTCATCACATGATCAAGGAGACGCTTGTGCTTAGTGGCGAAGGCTTTCACCCTGCACTCATGCTCCACCCATGAGCCAATTGAGGCGGCTGCCCTATGCTCAGGGCAACCACCCCTGCCCATGATCAGATCGAAGATCACCCGCACACCGATATAGGCTGCAAGTTCAGGCTCCACATCAGACAGAGGCTTGTACGCCTGTGGCCACCGCCCCTTACCATTCTCAGCGATGTCCTTGAGCCATGCTGTGATGTTCTCAGCGACAGGATGGTAGAGGTTATCGACAATGCGTGAGGTGGCACCAGTGCTTGCCATCTGCCCACGGTCCCTCTCCTTCGCCAGCCTAGCCCTAAACCTCTCCTTGCCAAGGTCCAGCATCTGCGCTTCCAAGTCGAGTTGGTTCTCACATACAGGATCGAGATAAATATGGGTCATTCGGTTCTCCTTATTGCCCATGAAATCAATGGGTTACCAAGGGAACCTCCCACCTATGGGTCGAGGGGTAGAGATACATCATCTCTAAGGTGGGAGGGTATTCCCCTTTAGTAACAATGGCTTAGATCAGTTTCTTCTGAGGACCTGCGCCAGGTTTTCCATGCCCTTGCGGGTGGCTTTGACGTAACGCTGTGTAGTCTGGAGGTTCTTGTGCCCTGCCCACTTCTGGATGAGCAGCACGTTGTCGGTAGCCTCAGCGAGGCGGGTGATGGCGGTGTGCCTGAGAGTGTAGACCACCACATCCTTGCCCATGCCTAGGCTGTCCCGCGCCTTGGTGAACTCGTCGGAGTACTTGGAGTAGGTGATGCTACCACCTGCGTCGAAGTGCTTGCGTAGCCTCACGGCGGCGGCCTTGGCATCGGGCGAGAGGATGATGGTGCGATCATCCCCATTCTTTGTGTCCATCAGGGTGAGTTCATCTCCCTGCACATGCCACTCCCCTTTGACTACCTCTCCCGGCCTGATCCCTGTGTCCATGAGAAGGATGGTCAGGTCGCGCCGCTCAGGTCTGGACCACGGATAGTTGACCAGCCCCTCCCTCTCCCCATCAGTCAGAACGCGCTGACGAGGCTTACCTTCCTTCTGCAAGGGTATCTCCACACGCTGCACCTTGGGATCAAAGCGCCTTGCTACAGTGAACATCTTGGACAGGGCCGAGAGGTAGCGGTTGATGGTGCTGCCTGTCAGATCACGGGCCTTGAGATGGTCTGTGAAGTCCAACACCTTGCGGTAGTCCAGTGTCCTGATGTCAGTGTCATCCCCGAAATAGTCGAGGACTTCATCAGCCATGGCAACCAGCCTGTGCTTGGACTTGGCGTCCTGCCAATCGGTGCGCCTTGCTTCGTTGAGTATGGTCTTGAGCTTCATGTTTCCATCACCTTGTTGATGTCCTGCTGTAGCTTCTTGCCCTTAGGTGTCAGCTTCACCCTCTTGATCCGGCTGTCATGTGCATCCTCATAGGTCTCCACTAGACCAAGACCTGGTCTGTTCCGCGCACGGTCACCTCGCTCAGTGAGGGTAAGCACATGCCGAGAGGCTGATGAACGTGTGAGTTCTGTCACCTTCTCGATCTGCTTGATGGTGCTGTCCGGGTACTGCATCACGTACAAGAATACGAGGACTGTTGATGCCGATAGGCTGTCGCTAGGATCAAGTCTACGGATCAATTCGATGGGCAGTATGGCTTTCATATAGCTGTGAGTTCTAACGTCTCCCATAGTGGTTCCTCTGTGTTTACGCCTGTGACTTGCTTGAGCAGCCACACAGGCCATTGTTTGTTGCCGTTAGCATCGATGGTTTTGCCCCCACAGAATGCCCGCTCAAGGTCACCCTCAAGCGCAGCGATATACGATACGGGATCATCCTGCAAGTCGAGGACATCCCTGTCGTAGGACTGCATAAAAATAGCAGCAGTCATAAGTTGCGCGTCTCTCATCATTCAACTCCTAGTGTTCGGCCTGTTCTACGCTCCTATTTACAGGCTCTCTGCTTCAATCCCCGCTCGACCATCGGTCAGTGTGAGCGCGGGGTTTCATTAGTGGCCGTCTAGACCAAGAGTTAATCTCTTGGCAAGCTCAAGAATAATTTGCGCGTCCTGCATAAAAGTTCAGGAGCTTGCCGTGGTCCAAGAGCAGTCTAGTGAGGACCTCCTTGCTCACCTTGATCTGTCTAGTGTTGTCTCTTGCGCCGTTCACCTCGCCCCATAGGTGATCCATGTCGTCTGAGGTGGCGACAGTGTCGATGAGTTGCCTAGCCATTGCGGCCTCCCTGTTAGATTAAGCCAGCCTTGCGGAGTTGATCCTCAAGACCTGTCGGTTCCCACGTAACCTCATCAGTCACAGGGTGACGCTTGATCAGGTGCGCTTGTTCGAGACGAGACCAATCGGGTTGGAGGATCCCAGCGTATCGCTGTTTGATGGTTCGGAGCGATGTCTTCACTTGCTCTCCTCCGCAAGGTATGCAGCCCAGATGTCGCGGGCTTCAGGCGTGTAGTTGCCAAACTTGATGCCCATCTGGGCCATCTTGATGCGGGCAGACTTGGACTTAGTCTCGCGGCGCATCTGCGCGATGAACTCTTGCGCTTCCGTGGCGGTCTGGGGCGGGCGGCACGGGCGCAGTGAGGTAATCTTCGTCTTCATACTGGTACTCCTTTGCAGATGAATGTGATTGACCAGAGGGTGAGGAGGAACAGTCTAATCAGCGGAGGCATAGCGGTGTCCCTCCACTATGTACTTGCCTTCCCTCCGCACCATCCGAATGGCTGTGTCATAGGCCATAGGATCATAAGTCATTAGGGTGCGGAGCTTGAACTCCACAGCCTCAAGGTAGGTGTTGAACTCCATGTAGATGTGGATCATGTTTCTTTACCTTTTACTTGCTAACTTGGTGGAGTGCCATCACAGCGATGGCGATGAGGGAGATGACGGCGCAGATGATGAGCTGGTTCATGCTCAGATGACCCCATAGGCAGAGACCCTGCGGTCAGGGCAGAGGTAGGCGCAGCGTGAGGCACGGACGGGCGCGCCTGTGGCTACATCAGTGAACGTGCCCCCCTTGTAGGGATTGTAGGTGACCCCCACAGAGGCACCGCCCTCTTCCATGTTGAGGTCAAACAAGGTCTTGTCCCCGCAGAGCTTGTGTGCCCTCCAATCGGTCCCTGTCCAGCTTTCGAGGATACCCACGGCCCCAGCGTGGACGTTCTTCTTCTTCTTCTTCAGGACACGCTGACGTCCAGCTTCGCTGACCTTCCACTCGACACAGGCGAGGTCGACATACTCAGCATGACCGATAACACGGCCCCTCGACGGCCCCGTCAGGGCCTTGATGGACCAGCATTTGCGATGAAGGTTCCAGTAAACGAAAACACGCATGGTAAGTTTCTCCTAGTTGGTTGTGTAAGTTGACAGGGTCGGAACGGCTGATCCTAGGGGTGAGATTGTTGAAATAGTGGGATGATTAGTAAACGCCTAGACGGGTAAGCTGGGCACGGTCCTTATCGGCACCTACCTCCCACGTGCTGTGCTGGGCTGCCACCCATGCCTCACACTGAGCGTAGAATTCGCGCTGTTCCGGCGTCATGAAGATCATGTGGCCCATGCCTACCTTGTAGGGATTGCAGCGCATCATTGCAGCTTGCCAGAAGATTGCTTCGTCAGTTCCCATAGGTGGGCAAGCGGCCTTGAGATGACCCTTGCGAGGTCCCCGTGTTGAGAATGCTTTCACCTTGGCTTGTTCAATGCGTTCCGTGTTCATATGACTAATCTCCGCTTACGTGTCGTTGGTTTTATCGGCCTCTAGGGCCTTGAAAAACTGAGCCATTGCGTGAGGCGTGGGGAAGCGCACATGCTCCCCGTCAATCCATCCGCCATGCTGCTTGATAAGACGGGCGATAGCGTCACCCTTCCGCTTGAGGTCAGAGCGCATGGGTGGCCTCACAACTTGATGTCGAATGCGAGAAGGACCAGCTTTAGTGGTGTCACTTTAGCGATGAATTGAGAGCCGATCATTGCGGCAAGACCAGCGGCCAGCATGAGCTTAGAGAGCATGAGCGTATCCCTCAAATCCGGCGTTGCTATAGACCGCCACAGCGAACCCGTAGCATGTCGGATCATGCCTCTCCTGCTTCGTCCATACACGGGCGCGATAGCCCCAACGGCGCACCACACTGGCAAGCTTTTCCGCGTTGCTACGGTTGATGTAGAGCTCAGGCTTTTCGACTACTGAAAACATTTTAGTATTCCTCTGTTGCTGTTATCATGGGCTGGCTTGCCCCAATGCCACCCGATGCTAGACCGGATGGCAGTAGAGTTTCCCGCTTGTGAGATGGTTAGGACACAGTAGCCGCGCGATTGGTGCTCATACGTCCAGTCCCTCAATCTTATCGATTGAGAAGGTATAGGCATGACGCTGACGTTCCTCCACAATGGAACGGACCTCGTCGTACGAGGAAGCATATACCCGCTCCACATAACGCTTAGGAACGTCATTGTGGAAATACTGGATGGTAGCAGTCACATAGCAGAGCTTAGGGAGCATGGTTGTGTTCCTCTGTGTGTTATTTGATGGGCCTCATCAGTCTCCGCATGACGGAGAGACTAGGGACATGAGCCCCTAGTTTCGGCCTAGTTGTGGGATGGTTAGTCGATAACAAAGCC